TTTCAAGCGACGTTCTGAAAACCATACAAAAGCATTTTGAAACAAACGACGTTTTGCGGCTCTACATGTTTTCCCGCTGGAATATCGTTGACGCGAAAACGGCGGTGTGGTCGAGCGAGCGGACCACGTTTGCCTTTAAAAAGACGGTGACGCCCGAGGCGTCCATGACAGCGGCAGGCGTGGGGGCGTCAATCACCGGCGCGCACTTTGATTATATTTGGCCGGATGATATTGTAACCATAGAAGACCGCTACAGCCCGGCGGCGCGCGAGTGGGCGAAAGCGTATTTTCGAGAATTGAATAACTTAATTGATCCGCTGGGCCAGATGCGGCTTTCTGGTACGCCCTGGCATGAGGAAGACGTTTTTTCTACGGTTGATGAAAAGTATTTTGAAGGGCGGCGTTTTCCGTTTGGTACGGTTACCATGCCCGCCGACGAATTGGCCGAAATTGCGGCGCGTAAAGCGCGGTTGCCCTATGCCGAGTGGTGCTGCAATTATGAACTGCGCCACGTTCAGGATAACGACACAATCGGGGCGTTTAAAACGACAGACGTGTGGGACTGCCAGTATTGTGTTGCTTTTATTGACCCATCATTCAGCGATAAAACGGATACGGACGCGACGACTGCCGCCGTGGTGGGCGTGAATAAACGCGGGATGTTGTTATTCACCGGCATTAAGCTGCCTAAGTCGATTGCGGATATACCGACGCGCCGGGCGATCCTTGATTTTCTCGCCCGTTTCACGCCGATTGAAACGACGATTGAATCACAGATTGCCGATTCGTCGATATTTTTTATTGATGCGTTCCGGTCGCTTGAAGGACCATACCCGGTAAAAAATCTGTGGTTGTATCAGCGGGCGGATCGGAATAAACACGAAAGGATCGCGGCAACGGTCATAGCAAATAAACCGGAGCTTTACATTTTGGACGGCACGCAACAGGAATTTTCTATCGGCGTGTCCAGGTACTATAAAGGCGCACCGCATGACGACTGCCCGGACGTTTTGGCGGGCGCAATCAATCGGCTGGCGACGTCGCCGATCGTGGCGGAATATGCGGCGGCGATCAGGATTTTAAAGAGGTGATTATGAAATACGGTCTGCCATATCAGGGAAGTAAATCCCGCATTGCGAAAGATATTATTGCGGCGCTGCCCCCGGCCGATTATTTATACGATCTTTTCGCGGGTGGGTGCGCTATTGCGCATTGTGCGCTTGAAAGCGGAAAATATAAAAAAGTGTTTGTAAATGATCTTAATACCGCTCCACAGTTATTTTTAGACGCTGTAGCAGGTAAGTACCGAAACGAAAAAAGATGGATCAGCCGGGAGCAGTTTCACGCCGAAAAAATGTTTGACCCGTTCGTCCGTTGGTTATGGTCGTTCGGTAATAACGGCGACTGTTATCTTTTTGGCTCGGCCATTGAACCGATTAAAAAAGCGGCGCACGAATATCTTTTTGAGAATGGTTATGACGGAACTAAAGAGCAAAGATTAGAATTGATCCGGCAATTTAAAGCAGATGAAAATATAAAATCACGGTTTGAACTCGAACAATTCGAACGGCTCGAACGGCGGATCGTGGTTTCGCGCCGTGACTATCGGAAAGTAAAAATTAAATCCGGCGCGGTCGTGTATTGTGACATACCATATCACCAGAAAGCGGCGCAGGAGGGAAAAGAAACATACTACGGGGTGGTGTTTAACGCGGCCGCATTTTATGCGTGGGCGGCCGCCGCTGATTTTCCCGTTTATTTTTCATCGGTATTTGCGCCTAACGATTTTAAAGTCGTGTGGAAAAAAGAGAAACAGTGTACTATGATCAATAAAAATTCCCACGGAAAAAAGACTGTTATGGAAAAATTATTCTGGAACGGCGTTAGCGTATGCAAGTAAAATTCGGCGCACTCCCTGGCGTGTATAAAACGGGCGAGAAATTTAGTGACGTGCTCGCGTGGAACCACTACGGCACGGAAACAATTCCGCCGCGCCCGGTCTTGCGTATCGCCGCCGAAAATGTTCTTTCGTCGCCCGAAATGAAAAAACATATGAAGGCGTATTTTAAAAACGTGATGGCGTATTCAAAGCGCGGGCGAACGCAAGACTTAAAAGACATTGAAACGAAAATGTTAACTGCGCTCGGCCAGCAGGTCGCGGCGGAAGCGAAACGGATCATCGAAAGGAACAGCGGCGAGCTTCAGCACAATGCGCCGTCCACCGTGTTAAAAAAAGGTTTTGACAAGCCGCTATTTGAAAGCGGGGAACTGATAAAGAAATTATCCTACGAGGTAACAGAATGATAAAACAACAACGACCGGCGCGCTACTCGCGCCCGATTGAAGAACTCGCAATGATGACAAGCGTTCTCGAAAAATTGAGCTTGCTCCCGCGCGACGAGGTTTTACTCAATACGCAAATGGTGACGGAAATCAAGAACACGTTAAGCGCGTCAAATATCGATGCGCTCATCACCAATATCGTGAATGAGTATAACGACGCGCGGAATGTGCGGGATATACCGGCGGCGAGCGAAAACGCTTTACTGTACGCATACGCGCAGCGCGAGCATAAACGGCTAAAAGGCGCGACTGGTAAGGCATACGTCACAGAGATTGTAAATGCCGTCGATTTCGCCGACTTGCAAAAACAGGAAAAACCGCCTGCGAAAGCGACGCGCCGGGCGGAAGAAGCGTTCTCATCGGTGTTCAATTCCATTTATTCAAACGGCGCAGTCAAGATCAACACACCATCCGACCCATCAATACTCATGTCGTACATTGACTATTCGCCGTACCGGGTGAATTATATGGAATATTTGTCAGTGCCGACGCTGTCTGAAATGGTTGACCGGCCTATCGCTATGGCGCTGAAAAATCCTTTTGAGGTGAAAACAAAAAACGAAAAATTTAAAGCGGTGCTGGAAAAGAAATTTAAAAAGGTGCAATTGCAAGCGGTCTTGAAGGATATGCTGTTTAACAGCACGTTGTCGCCGCGCGGGTCTTTACTTGTACCGATTAAGCGCGGCGACACGGTGACGTTCAACGTGTTTAATGACACGCAGTTTGCCTACGGTATGGGCGCGAGCTACAACGGTTTGACTGCGCCGTATGATCAAATGCGCGTCGGTGACCTCTATTGTTACGGCGCGAAATTAAAGCACGGCGTTAGCGCCTTTTTCCTGTGCCCCGGCTTTGAACCGCTTTTCGGTGTGGGCTTAAACCGCGTCCCGCAGCTCCGCGCGGCGGCGGAAGCGTGGAATCTGTATGTGCATATTTTAAAAATTCTTTTGGTACGCGCCCAGGTGGTTATTGAAAAGATGGAGGGCGATGTGCAGACTGACACGATGTTGTCAGCGATGCGGGCGCAGCTTCAGCGGCTTTCAGAAAACATGGGCGTATCGACGCCGATCGCCCAGGCGCGTGGGCAGCAGTTGGACATATTGAATAACAACATAAGCGAGGGGACTGGAAATATTGCGGGTGTGTTCCGCGATTATGTCGCGTCTGTTACCGGTCTTTCGCCTGAATACTTTTTCGGCGGCGGGAACACGAACTACAGCCAAGCCGCTTTTCAGATCGCGGCGACAAATGAACACGTCCGCAGCCGTTTTCAGATTGCCATGATTGAACCAATGGCCCGCTTTGTTGTGAATACGTTTATACGAAATGACGCGGAAGTCGCGGCGTGTGGCGTGAGTGAAGACGATTTTGAAATTGAATTTGAAAGCATTTATGATGAAACGGAACAGGAAAAGGCGGACCTCCAGGCGAAGCGGGCGGAGACACTTATTCGTATGAGAGAGTATCCCGAGCTTGAAAGCGCGTTCAAACAGCTCAGGCTTTTGGATGAGGATATAACTTTTGAAGGTATGGAACCGGTCGAACCGGAGGGCGGTGACGGCACAGGGATTGACGGCGGGGATGACGATCATGCGGACAGTAAATTAGTTAAACCGCTCGTATGATAAATATTTTTGAACAACTGGCCCCGCGCTGGCGGTCCGCCATCCGCGCCTACGCTAAGGCCGTTTGGGAAGACGCCGACGACAGCGACGCCCGCGCCGACTTCAACGACCGCGCCCGTCTGTTTTCAAAGCGGTATCGATACGCGCTGGAAAGGCACTACGCGGCAAAGGGGATGCGCGTTTACCGCGGAACGCTCGACGGTAAGGTGAAAGAGTGGTTAACCGTTCAGTATGCTTTACGCGACACGATGAAAGAAACGGTTAAGGACCGGCAAAACGAAATCGTACAGAAAGAAATTGCGCGGCTCCAAAAAGATAATTCATACACGGCCCAGGAAGCGTTAAATAAAATTTATGAAGCGCGGGAGGGCGAGAACGTCTATAAGGTTTTTTCGTTCGGTGAGCATTACAAGGACCGGGCGGAGCAGATCGGAGACGATAACGCCTACGCGCTCGGTACGGTCCTGAATGAAGGAATAATAAAAGAATTTTCAGATCGTTATATATGGATGACGCAGCGGGACAAGCGGGTCCGTAAAACGCACCGCAAACTGCAAGGAAAATGTTTTCTTTTTGACGATCCGCCCACAGAAATTTTTAAAAACGAAAAAACACACACGGGGAACCCTGGTACGGCGTGGGGGTGCCGGTGCTGGGCGGAAATACCGACTAAACCGGTTAAGGCGTTGCGTAAATGTAGGGTTTATGAAGACAACAGGCCATTAGAATATGAGGTAAAGGAATGAAAGCCGAAACAGTCGGGGAAACATTACAGCGGCTTGCGAAAGCGTCATTGCCGCACCTGGACAAATTTGGTCCTGATAAAGCGCGGGGGCGTTATTGTGACTGCGGCGAATTGTTGCCCGCGATCCCTAAAACTCGTCAGCGGCGGCTAGTGTGTGATGACTGCGCCGCTATCATACCGCGCGAAAACAGTGGGCGGCGTCCGTCTCATACGTGCGCCGGGTGTCACGTGGTTACGCCCCGGCTAAAGATGAAAATGAAGGACGGCGAGTTTTTTTGTAAAAAATGCCTGAAAATAAAATTTGACATTGACTTTTAATAGGAGTGTGCTTTATGTATGCCGTGATACAAAGACTACTAAAATACTTCAATTCCCCTATCCGCGCCCGCAACGATTCGGGAGAGCGCATAGAATCAATGCGCTTTTCCGTGCCCGCCCTGCGTGTTGGTGTACTCGAATACGGGCCGGGGCAGCTTCAGACCGGTAACGCCGCCCTGGACGGTAAGCCGGTTAAACTGTATTATCCGCCCGAAGCCGTCAGCGATGAAAAATTTTTGAAATCCCTGGAAACCGCACCCGTTGTCGTCGGCGGTCACGATTCGACGACGAACGAACAAAATAAGAAAATCGACGGCTGGGCGCACAATGTTTTTTTTGATACGGCGGCGAAAGCGGCCATGATTGCGGGCGTCGTCAAAGGCGCTAAAGAGGTTGCCTACATAAAAGGCAATCTGGGCGCGTCCGGGTTTGGCGCGTCGGCGTTCGTTGATATTTATAATCTGAAAGTAGAAAACGGCGTCACGCCCGACGGTCAGGAATATAACGCGATTGCCAACGACTTACGCGCTACGCACGTCGCGCTTGCCCCGCATGTGCGCGACCCGGAAAATAAAATCAAGGTAATAAACGCGGTGTGTGTAAATACTGACGGTACGGTGGAAGTAGAAAACGCTGTTTTGAAAGCGGGAGATAATGTTTCACATCCCAGGTTCGGGACGGGGGAAGTCGTTTCTATTGATACTAAAACATATTCTATTCCTTTTGTTACTGTAAAATTGAATGACGGAAAATTTAAAGGCGAAAAGATATACCGTTCTATGGATGAATTTACACAGGTCAAAAACTCGCACGAACGCGGCGAGAAATTTAATAACGAGGTACAAAGCATGGACCCTAAAGAACTGGCCGCGCTTGTAAAAAACGCGGTTGATGAGGCCATAGCCGAAAAAAATTCTGAAGACAGAATGGGCGCTATGGAAGAAACGCTCGCGAAGCACGGTGACGCGCTGAACGAGATCAACGAAAAACTTTCTCCCAAAAAGGATGAAGTGGAAAACGCTGACGAAGAGGCGAAGAAAAAGGAAGAGGAAGAAAAAGCGGCAACCCTTGAAAACGCCAAACCGACGCAAGAAATGGTTAAGGCGTTTTCAACTGCGATGAACGTTGACTTCGGCGCGAATACGCCGTCGTTTACCGCTCTCGCCGCTCTCGCCGGGATCAAGGAAACTGATCCTGCTGCTCGGATCGCTGCCGTCAACGCGAAATTCGCCGAACTGCAAACCGCCGCGCCGAAAGAAACTAGCACAACAGCCGTCGGTTTGGCGTTTTCAAGCGCCAATGCGGCCAAGGAGGTGTTCTAATGCCCGGAATAAGATTAGGAATTGGGGAAACTAACCCCAAACGCGGCGCGGTCCAGTGGGATGCGCGCAGGATTGACGGCGTGGAATTTGTAATACCCGCCGCCGCGAGCATTACCGCCGCGCCTATCGGTTCGGTGGTTACACTACAGGAAAATAGCGCCGGAAAACAGATCATCGTTCTCGGCGCGGCTGCATACGAAGGACCGGGGTCCGACGCTTTTTCCATCGTCGCGATCGGCTTTCTTGAAGCCGCGACACAGGTCGAGTCGGCGATCAATCAGACCGTGGGCGAATACGCCGACGGTGATTACGTCGCCATGATAAGCGACATTGACGCCGTGGCAATGGTACCGCTTGACAGCTCGGCTCCCGACGCGGGCGGAACGTCCTACGTCACCGCTGAGGGTACGCTGTCATCCAGCAATACCGACGCTGTGGCGTTTCCGGGGACCGTCTGGTACGGCACGCCCGGCGTTCAGAATACCGGCCAGCTTAAAACCGGGTATATTTTCGCGCGGCTTGCGTCCGTGAAGGTAGGTTAACATGAAAACAGGAATCAAGATTACTTCCGCCCAGGTCGCGGAACAGAATTTTCAGAACTGGTATGTGGTCCGCAATGCGTACGCCGACGCCCACCGTAAAGACGGACGTGTCGCGGTAAATGAGGCGGCCGCACGGGCTGAGTATAAAGCACTTACCGAGCGGCTCCTTGCCGTGGCGAACAGCCAGCACAAGGAACACGGCGCGGCGATTTCCGATCTGCGCAAGCGTTTTGACGGCGCGAGCATTGACCACGTTGTCGATATGGCGCACGGTCTGCGCTCGAAGCTGATCGGTATCGCCCAAAACGCGATGAAAGCCGGTATGAGCGTCGAGAACGCCCAGGCAACTGCGCTGAACGCCTATTTCGGTAATCCCGGTTATGACCAATTCGCGGGACTTAATCAGCTCGCCGAACAGCTCTACGAACAGCTCACCTTTGCCGAATCCTTCATTGCCGAAGGTGACGCGGTTCAGCTTTCGCCGGAGCTTGCGGCGTCCGCCGGGGCAATAAGCCGGTTTAGAATACCCCGCGTCGAAGCCAGCGGTGCCGCAAAACAGCGGCTCGGGGATCTG